CCCCATCGCCAATGCCCTTTCCGGCGCGCTGGGCGGTGCGGGCGGGATCTTCGCCAACATCCTGCACACGGGCGGGATGGTCGGCGCGCCCGGTCCCGGCCGGATGGTCCCGGCGCTGGCCTTCGCCCATGCACCTCGCATGCATAACGGCGGTTGGGCTGGGTTGCGGCCCGACGAGGTGCCCGCGATCCTGCAGCGCGGCGAGCGGATTCTCTCGCGCCGGGAGGCGGCAGGGTACGGCCAGGCGGGCGCCTCGACCGTCAATGTCACGATCAACGCCCGCGACGCCGAGAGCTTCCGCCAGTCCCGCACGCAGGTCGCTAGCGACATCGCCCGCGCCGTGTCGCTGGGCCGGAGGGGCATGTGAGTGCGACCCCGCAAGTGGGAACCGGTTGCGGGGGCCAGAGCACGAACCATGGAGAAACTTGATGGCGTTTCACGAGGTCCGCTTTCCGGACAACATCAGCCGAGGGGCTCGGGGCGGCCCCGAACGCCGCACGCAGATCGTCAAACTGGCGAGCGGAGCGGAGGAACGCAACGCCAGCTGGGCAAATTCGCGCCGCCGCTATGATGTCGCCTACGGCATCCGCCGCGCTGACGATCTGGCGGCGGTGGTGGCCTTCTTCGAGGCGCGCAATGGCCGCCTCCACGGCTTCCGTTTCAAGGACTGGGCCGACTTCAAGTCCTGCCTGCCGTCGCAGACGCCGGCCTCAACCAATCAACCCGTCGGCACCGGCAACGGCAGCACGAACACTTTTCAGCTGGCCAAACGCTACACCTCCGGCGCGCAGTCCTGGACGCGGGCCATCGCTAAACCCGTCGCAGGAACCGTGACCATCGCCCTGAACGGTACGCCCCAAGCCTCCGGCTGGTCGGTTTCCACCACGACCGGCCTCGTCACCTTCACCACCGCACCCGCCGCGGGCGTGGCCATCACCGCGGGCTTCGAATTCGACGTCCCCGTCCGTTTCGACACCGACGCCCTCGACGTCACCCTCGACCTCGAACGTCTCGGGTCGATCACCTCGATCCCCCTCGTCGAACTCCGCCTCTGAAGGACCGATCCCATGTCTGAACCGACGACCGTGCGCATGGGCGCACTGGCCGCCTACCTGAGCCTTGCCCTTGCGCTTTCGGCGCAGGGTGGGGCCGCGATCTGGTGGGCAGGCACGCAGAACACCCGCCTGACCTCGCTCGAGGCGCGGGTGGCCGAACTGCTCTCCACTTCGCCCCTCTACCACAACCAGGTGGTGGAGGCCGACCGCCGCATCGCCGTCATCGACGAGCGGATCGCCAACATCCTCGCCCGGATCGAGGCGCTGACCGCCGCGCTCGAGCGCCGCCACGACGCCCCCTGATCACACCGAAGGAGCATCGACATGCAGACCACCGACCGGGGGCTTCTGGCCCTTATCCGGCACGAAGGTGTCGTGCCCGGAGCCTATCTCGACGTGAAGGACGTCTGGACCTTCGGCATCGGCCATACGGCCGCCGCTGGTCCGCCCGATCCGGCGCGCATGCCACGCGGGATGCCCGCCGACACGCAAGCCGGGATCAGCGAGGCGTTTCGGCTCTTTCGCACCGACCTCGCGACCTACGAGGCCGAAGTGCTACGCGCGGTGAAGGTGCCGCTGGAACCGCACGAGTTCGATGCGCTGGTCTCCTTCCACTACAACACGGGTGGCATCGCCAAGGCTGCGCTGACGCGCCACCTGAACAGAGGGAACCGCGCGGCCGCCGCCGCGGCCTTCATGGGCTGGCTCCGTCCCGCCGCCATCCGGGGCCGGCGCGAGGCGGAGCGTGATCTCTTCGCCAGGGGCATCTACCCGACCGGCACGATCTCGGTCTGGTCGGTCGACCGCAATGGCAGGGTCGATTTCTCGCGGCCGATCCTGCGGCTCAGCGAGGCCGAAGCGCTGGCCTTGCTGCGCCCGAGCGGCTCGCCGATGCCGCCTCCCGCCCAACCCGCAACCAAGCCCAGCTGGTGGCAGCGGCTCGCCAGCCTCTTCACCCGAAAGGAAACGACATGAACTGGACCCTTGCACGCGGCCTCGTCTATCTCGCTTGCCTCGTCGCCTCCGGCCTCGCCATGGCGGGGCTGGCGGATTTCAACCTGGCGACCGGGACCTTCGACCTCAGGCCCTTCAATCTCTATGCCCTGACAGGCGCGGCCGGTGGCGTCGTGTCCTCGGCACTGGCCTCGATCGCGCTCTGGCGGGGATGGGGGCGGAAGTGAAGTCCCTGAACCCCGCGCTGCAGGCCCATCTCGACGAGGGCACGACCACGCTTTCCTGGTGCTGGCGCATCACCCGTGCCGATGGCGAGACCTTCGGTTTCACAGACCATGACCGGACGCTGGCGTTCGACGGCACCGCGTTCGAGCCGGAAAGCGGGCTGACGGCGTCCGAGGTGCGCTCGGGATCGGACCTCTCGGTCGATGCGCAGGACGCACAAGGCGTGCTGTCCTCCGACCGGATCACCGAGACCGACATCCTCGACGGCCGATGGGACAATGCGGCCGTCGAGGTCTGGCGGGTGAACTGGTCGGCACCGGCTCAGCGTGTGCTGCTACGTCGCGGGGCCATCGGCCAGATCCGGCGTGGGCGACTGGCCTTCGTGGCGGAGGTGCGGTCGCTGGCCCATGTCCTCGGCCAGACCGTCGGGCGGACGTTTCAGGCAAGCTGCGACGCCGCGTTGGGCGATGCGCACTGCGGCGTGAACCTCGAGGCCCCGGCCTTCAAGGGGACCGGCGCGGTGATCGATGTGCTGCGCGACCGGGCGTTCACGGCATCAGGCCTCACCAGTTTCACGGCGGGCTGGTTCGCCTTCGGACTGGTGGAATGGTCGACCGGCGCGAATGCCGGGCGGCGGGTCGAGGTGCTGTCGCATGACCTCGTCGACGGCGTGGCGATCCTGACCCTGCTGGAAGCGCCGGTGCGCCCGATCATGGCGACGGATGCGTTCATCATCCGCGCGGGCTGCGACAAGCGGATCGCGACCTGCGGGACGAAGTTCGCCAATGTCGCGAACTTCCGCGGCTTCCCGCACATCCCGGGCCAGGACGCAGTCCTTCGCTACGCCACCAAGGACGGCGGGCACGAGGGGTCGGTGCTGTGAGCGCGACAGTCCCGACGGCCGATCCCGCCCTTGTCATCGCCGTTGCGCGGTCATGGCTTGGCACGCCCTATCACGACCAGGCCAGCTTGCGCGGAGTCGGCTGCGACTGCCTCGGCCTCGCGCGCGGCATCTGGCGCGAGGTGGTGGGGCCTGAGCCATTCCCGATCCCGCCCTACAGCCGGGATTGGGGCGAGACCGGCCCGCGCGAGGTGCTGGCCGAAGGGGCGCGGCGGATGATGCCGGAGATCGTACCGGCCGATGCGCCGCCCGGCGCGCTGGTCCTGTTCCGCATGATGCCGCGCGCCATTGCCAAGCATGTGGGCATCCTAACCGGACCTGACACCTTCCTCCACGCCTATGAACGCCTCGGCGTGATCGAGGAACCGCTGCCACCCGCATGGCGACGCCGCATCGCCTTCGCCTTCCTGTTCCCTGCACGCTGAGTTTTCCACATGGCCACGCTCGTCCTCGGTGCCGTCGGTTCCGCCATCGGCGGGGCCTTTGGCGGCGCGATCCTCGGCTTCTCTGGCGCCGCCATCGGCGGATTCATCGGCTCCACCATCGGTTCGGTCGTCGACAGCTGGATTGTGTCCTCGCTGGCCCCCTCGCAGAAGATCGAGGGCCAGCGCCTCGACAGCTTGCGCATCACCTCCGCCACCGAAGGGGCCATCATCCCGCGCCTCTACGGCCGCATGCGCATCGGCGGCAACATCATCTGGGCCACGGATTTCCGCGAGGAGACCAGGACCACGACGCAGGGTGGCGGCAAGGGTGGCGGCGGCGGGAGGGTCCAGACCACCGAATACCTCTACTACGCCAGCTTCGCCGTGGCGCTCTGCGAGGGGCCGATCACCGGCATCGGCCGCATCTGGGCTGATGGCAAGCCGCTCGACATGACCGGCATCACCTGGCGCTGGTATCGAGGCGACCAGACCCAGACCGCCGACCCTTTCATCGCTGCGAAGATGGGCGCGGCCAACACGCCCGCCTATCGCGGCACGGCCTATGTGGTCTTCGAGGAACTGCCGCTTTCTACCTACGGCAACCGCCTGCCGCAGCTTTCGTTCGAGGTGTTCCGACCGCTCGCGGATCCCGACACGGCCGAGGGGCTGGTCAAGGCCGTGACGATGATCCCGGCCTCGGGCGAGTTCAGCTATGCGACGGAGGCTGTTCGCAAGACGGTCGGGGCCACGACCACGGTCTTCGGCCAGACCACAGGCGGGACGACCTCGGCCGAGAACCTGAACGCGCTGCCGGATGAGGCCGACATCGTCGTGGCCCTCGAGCGGCTGCAGGCCATGGCCCCGGCTGTCGAGAGCGTCAGCTTGGTCGTTGCCTGGTTCGGCAATGACCTGCGTGCGGGGAACTGCTCGATCAAGCCCGGCGTCGAGGTGGCGACGAAGGTCACCAGCCCAAAGGTGTGGACGGTCAACGGCGTGGCACGGGCCGCCGCCCATCTCGTCAGCCGCGATGCTGAAGACCGCCCAGTCTATGGCGGGACACCTGCCGACTTTGCGGTGGTTCAGGCGATCCGCGAGATGAAGGCGCGCGGGCTGCGGGTAACCTTCTATCCCTTCCTGCTGATGGACGTGCCGCCCGGCAACACGCTGCCGAACCCCTACAGCGCGAATGCCTCGACGCCGGGCCAGCCCAGCTTCCCCTGGCGCGGCCGGATCACCTGTTCCCCGGCGGCAGGATTTGCGGGGACCGCCGACAAGACCGCCGCCGCAGCGACGCAGGTCTCGGCCTTCTTCGGCGCGGCCACCCCGGCGCAGTTCGCGATCTCCGGCGACACCGTCAACTGGACCGGCCCCTCGGGTGACTGGGGCCTGCGCCGGATGATCCTGCACTACGCCCATCTCTGTGCAGTGGCGGGCGGTGTCGATGCCTTCCTGATCGGGACCGAGATGCGCGGGCTGACCACGATCCGGTCGAGCGCCAGCGCCTATCCGGCCGTGACGGCCTTCAAGGCACTGGCGGCGGATGTGAAGTCGGTCCTTGGGCCGGGCACCAAGGTCGGCTACGCCTCCGACTGGTCGGAATACTTCGGCCACCAGCCCGGCGATGGCACGGGGGGCGTCTTTTTCCACCTCGACCCGCTCTGGTCGGATGCCATCATCGATTTCATCGGCATCGACAATTACATGCCGCTCTCCGACTGGCGGGATGGCTTCGACCACGCCGATGCCCTCGAGGGCTGGCCCGCGATCCATGACCGGGGCTACCTGCAGGCCAACATCGCGGGCGGCGAAGGCTTCGACTGGTTCTATGCCAGCGCCGCAGACCGGTCGGCGCAACTGCGGACGCCCATCACCGATGGCACCGCGGGCAAGCCTTGGGTCTTCCGCTACAAGGATCTGCGTGCCTGGTGGTCGAACCCGCATTTCAACCGGCCGGGCGGGGTGGAGAGCGGCACGCCGACCGCATGGGTGCCGCAGTCGAAGCCCATCTGGTTCACCGAGCTTGGGTGCCCCGCCATCGACCGGGGCACGAACCAGCCGAACGTCTTCTTCGACCCGAAGTCGTCCGAGAGCTTCACGCCATACTTCTCGCGCGGCTGGCGCGATGACGCCATCCAGCGCGCGTATCTCGAGGCCAGCTACCTCTGGTGGGGTCAGGCCGCGAACAACCCGACGTCCGCGATCTACGGCGGCCGGATGGTCCACGTCCCCGAATGCGCCGCCTGGACCTGGGATGCTCGGCCGTATCCGTTCTTTCCCGAACTGACCGGCATCTGGACGGATGGTCCGAACTGGCGCCTTGGCCACTGGCTGACGGGGCGGCTGGGCGCGGTGTCGCTCGCGGCCCTCGTGCGTCACCTCTGTCTGCGTGCCGGGCTGGCAGAGAGCCTGATCGACGTCTCCGGCCTCTGGGGCGCGGTCGAGGGCTACGTGATCGGCGCGCTGGAAAGCCCTCGGGCATCGATTTCCACCTTGGCCCGGCATTTCGGCTTCGATGCCATCGAGACCGAGGGGGTCATCCGCTTCGTCATGCGCGGCCGCGCCTCGGTCGTCACGCTGGCCATCGACGATCTTGTCGCCTCTCGCGAAGGCGAGGTCTTTGAGCTTACTCGGGGCCAGGAGACCGAACTGCCGCAGGCGCTGAAGTGGCAGGTCGCACGCGCAGACGAAGATTACGATGCGGCGCTGGTCGAGGCGCGAAGAATCACAGTCGACACCGCCCGCATCGCCTCCGAGTCTTTCCCGATGGCCATCCCGCCCGAAGAGGCGGAACGCCGCTGCCGCCGCGCGCTGATGGAGGCGTGGGTCGGCCGGGAAAGCGCCACCTTCCGCCTGCCGCCCTCGCGGCTCGCCCTCGACCCTGCCGACGTGATCAGGCTCGCGCATGACGGCCGGGAGGTGGAATTCCGCCTCGTCTCTGTCGCCGATGCTGAAGCGCGGGGCATCGAGGCGGTGCGGCAGGACCGTGCCGCCTACGATCTGCCGCCCGGCGATCCGCGCCCGGCGTCACTCGCAAGCCCCGTCGTCTTCGGCACGCCCGAGGTGGTGATGCTGGACCTGCCGCAGATTTCTGAGGACCAGCCCGCCCATCGACCCCTGATCGCCGCCCATGCCAGCCCCTGGCCCGGCGAGATCGCCGTCTTCCGCAGTGCCTCGACGGATGGGTTCAATCTGCTCACCACCTTCGGCAGTCGGGCGCGGATCGGCACCTTGGCTTTCGACTTCTTTCCGGGCCCCACCTCCCGCTTCGATCTGGGCAACGCGCTGGTCGTCGATCTCCTGTCGGGAACGCTGGAGAGTGTGACCGACGTTGCCCTGTTCGGCGGGGCGAATGCGCTGGCCGTGGAGACGGAGGCCGGGGTCTGGGAGATCGTCCAGGCTGGCCAAGCCGAACTGATCGCCGCAGGCCGCTACCGACTGACCCGCCTTCTTCGCGGCCAGCGCGGGACGGAGCACGCGATAGGCGACCCCGCTCCGGCCGGGGCGCGGGTCGTTGTGTTGGACACGACACTGGCCTCACTGCCCATTGCCGAGGCTGACCTCGGCCTGCCTTGGAACTGGCGTGTCGGCCCGGTTGCGCGGGCGGTCAGTGACGCAAGCTATGCCGCGCTGGGCTTCACGCCGACCGGGCGTGGCCTTGTCCCCTTCGCCCCGGTCCATGTCGAACAGCCGTGGCGAACAGCCCGCAACCCGGGCGATCTCATCGTCCGCTGGACACGGCGCTCCCGGGCGCTCGTGGCCGATGCCTGGGAACAGGTCGAGGTGCCCTTGGCCGAGGACTTGGAAATCTACGACGTCCAGATCCTCTACGGGACGACAGTCAAGCGCACCCTGACCAGCAGCACGACCTCAGTCCTCTACACCGCCGCCCAGCAGACCGCCGATTGGGGCGCGCCGCTCGGGCCCGGCCAGACGCTGGCGCTCCGCATCTTCCAGCTTTCGAACCGCCTCGGCCGCGGCACACCCGCGACCGTGACCCTCCAGTTCTGACGGGATTTTCCATGTCCGACACAACGACCCATCTGGGCCTGCCCTATCTTCTGGCGGCGCAGGCGCAGAAGCATGTCACCTACAACGAGGCGCTGCGCCTGCTGGACGCCATGGTGCAACTCTCGGTCTTGGACCGCACACGCACCACGCCCCCGGCCAGCCCCGCGGACGGCAACCGCCATCTGGTGGCCTTGGGCGCTACTGGCCTCTGGGCGGGATGGGACCTGAACATCGCCTTCTGGATCGACGGCGCGTGGATCCGGCTGGTGCCGCGCATCGGCTGGCTGGTCTGGGTCGCGGATGAGGGCCTGTTCCTCGTCTGGACCGGTGCGGCCTGGGAAGTGGTAGGCGAGCCGCGCGACGTCTCAGACGCAGTGTTCAGCCTGGTGAACGATTCGGACCCGACGAAGAAGGCCACTTTCTCGCTGGCAGGGATCAGCGCCGGAACCACCCGCAGCTTCACCCTGCCGAACACCTCCTCGGAACTGGCGATCCTCGCGGGAACGCAAACCTTCACCGGCAACAAGACCTTTTCGGGGACGCTGACGGCGTCCGGGACCGTGACGGTGTCTGCGGCAAGCGCCTCGATCGGCACGGCGACGACGACCGCCACCTACGGGATGGGCACCGGCGCCACGACGACGGGCGTCACCAAGACCGTGAACATCGGCACTGGCGGTGCCTTCGGATCCACCACTGTCGTGAACATCGGCTCGGCCACTGCCGGGGCGGGCGGCTCGACCGTGATCAATACTCCAACCGTCACCTTTGCGAATGCGGTCACGCAGGTCGGCATGCCGCAGGCAAACCTGACCGCGCAGCTGCTCGGCATCGGTGGGGCGACGGCAGACATCTTCAATCGTCTGTCGGTGAACACCCCGGCCGTTCTTCTGAACAATGCGGGCGCGGGCATCGAGGCGACGATCAACAAGGCAGCCCCTGCGAACGATGCCGCCTTTGCCTTCAAGACCGGCTTCTCCGCCCGGGCGCTGATCAGCCTCTTGGGCAACGACGACTTCAGTTTCAAGGTCAGCCCGGACGGCTCGGCCTTCTTCGACGCGATCCGCATCGACCGCACCAGCGGCCAGGTGGAACTGCCGCAACCCACGGTCCTGCCCGGCCTTAGCGCTGCGCCATCGCCGCCGCCCACCGGCAAGGCATCGGTCTACGCCCGCAACCGCGCCGGGGCGCCGTGGATCGACGTCATGCGCCCCTCGGGCCGGGACTTCCCGCTCCAGCCGCATTTCGGGGTGAACCGCATCGCCAACTGGTCCCCCTCGGTCAGCACCACGATCACAACCGAAGGCCTGCCCATCACCTCGGTCGGTACCGTGTCGCACCCGACGCTGGCCGCCACAAACCTTGCCGCATCGATGCGCCGCTGGCGTCTGACCTCCGCGGCCGTTGTGGACTCGGTGGCCGACCAACGATCGGCAGGCTGGGCCTGCTGGCGCGGCAATGCGGCGGGCTTGGGCGGCTGGACCTTCGTGACGCGTATCTCGCTGACGACACTGCAGGCGACCGGCATGGGCTTTTTCGGGCGATACGGATCGACGGCCGCGCTGGCCACCACGCTGACACTCGCAGCCGCCATCAACTGCATCGGGATCGGCTTCCAGCGCGGGACGCACACCCGTTGGCAACTGGTGGCGAACGACGGCACCGGGGCACCGACCCTGGCCGACCTGGGCGCCGGTTTCGCCATCGCGACGGGCGGGGTGCTGACCCTGTTCATCGCAGCCCCCCCGAATGGTTCATCCGTCTGGGTGCGCGTCGTCGACGAGGTTTCCAGCGCCGTCTTCGAGCAGGAGATCACGGCAGACCTGCCAGCAGCCACCCAGTTCCTGTCGCCGCGGTTGTTCCAGAACAACGGCGCGACCGCCGCCGCCGTCGCCTACGACTGTGCCGGGGTCTACCTGGAGACCGATTTCTAGGCTGTGAGGTCAGGCCTTCTTTCGGCGCCGAGGCTTGGGGATTGCAGGCTGATCGCCGTTCGTGATTTTCGCTTTCCCTGTACAGGTCGGATAGCGCACGCAGCCGAGGAACTTGCCGAAACTGCCGCTGCGTTCGACCAGCCAGCCATCTTCGCAGTCCGGGCAGGTCGGATAAGTTGCACCGCAGGAACATCGAACCTCGCTCGTCCCTTCGGCATGTCGTGGCAGGGCCGTGCCGCAGGATGGGCAGGCGGGGAGCAGATTTCCGCAGTGCTGGACATGCTCGCAGCGATACCAGATGCGGCCATCCTGTCCGGTCACGCCCAGCAGTCGCCCACCGCATTCGCCGCAGACGTGGGCCTCCGGTTCCGCTCCGGGGGCTGTCGAAATCCCGTAGGCCGGGTCTTTGCGCAGCTCGGTCACGAAGGACGACGGTCGGGCATTCGAGGCCAGGATCGTCAGGGTATGACGCGCCCGAGTCATAGCCACATACATGACGCGCCGCTCTTCGGCGTTCTGGAACGCCTCCTCTTCCGGCGAGACCAGAGATAAAAGTGGGTCGTCGACGATCTCTGACGGGAACCCCATACGCCCGCTGTCGGCGTTCAGCAGGACGACGTGGTCGGCCTCCAGCCCCTTCGACGCATGGATGGTCTTGAATTCAATCTTAAGCCGCGGGAAGCGGCGCCGCAGACCCGGCATGTCCGGTTCGTTGAAACGATAGCGGCCAAGGAGCAAGACCGTCGCGGGCTTTGCCCCGAGCGCCGCGGCGGCAGACAGGGCGGCAAGCACCTCGTTCAGTTTCCCCTCATCTTCGCCTTTGGACACCGTGACAACCTTGATCGCCGGTTCGGTGGCGGTTCCAGCCGGGACGATCTTCTTGTCGATCTGGGCGGGGTTCCGCAGAACGAAGGTTCGGGCAGCAAAAGCGATCTGGTCGACCGACCGGAAGGTGCGGCCGAGATCGACGGTTCTGTGCACGCCAGTCTCGCCATCGAAGCGCCCCCCGAACTCCCGCCCGAAATGGCGCATAAGGTGGATGTCGGATCCGGCGAAGCGGAAGATCGATTGCCAGTCGTCACCCACGGCAAAGACGCGCACATCCGGATGCTGGGCCTTCAGCGCCTTCACCAACCGCGCCCGGCTTTGAGAGATGTCCTGGAACTCGTCGACGAGGATATGGCGAAACGGGCTGACATAGCGGCCGTCCTCTGCATAGCGCGCGGCGCGCAGGATCATGTCCTCGAAGTCGATCCGGCC